AAGATGTTACTTTGATTCATTCTATTATATATTTCTCTACTAATATTTGACATGTTTTTACTAAAATTTATTCTGTTATATTATTTTCCCCATTTGCTAGCATTTTTAGCAAACTAGGCTTTCTTTCTCATTGCTTTAGAATATTTTCCAGGGTTAGAAAGTACCTAATTAGCAAATCCTTGTACTGATTTACCACGTTTCTTTGCCGCGGCGGTAAATGTTCCGCGTTTAGAGGGTTTTATATAGATGTTCTTACCTTTATTATATTCATTTAATCCATCCGTCAATACTTGTGTAGGAAGTATACCAGAATCTTTCATAGAATTATACAATGCTGCGGATCCTATTGTAGGTGCTACATATGCTCCGACTTTTTTCATTGCCTATCTGATTGCATTTGCAATTTCTATAGTAAGTTGGTCATTTTCACGCAGCGCTTCCATAAAATCATAACCGTATCCATTAGACTTCGCCACAGCTTCAAATATTTCTTCATCTGCAGCCGCATCTATTATTTTATTCTATTCAAGAATGGAAAGATTTTGATCCGCATACGGTCCCAGTAGCGCTTTTCTGGCTTCATAATTTGTAGTTTTTCTTTCGTCCTTTGCTATTTGTTTATAAGCGTCGGATAAAATATCATCTTCCTATTTGGTCAGGGGGATTGCCTCATCTAATTTATGTTCTATTTCATGACCCAAATCATCTGTTATTCTTCCAGCACGTACAGCAATATGGTCTGTATTAGGATAATAACTAGCTGTTACCCGACTTTCTGGGCCATTGGCTGCCTAAAAGGTTTTTACTGGATATGCAGTATATTTCCCGTCGGCTGCGTAATTAAATGCCGATTTAAACTAATTATCGGTAAGCCAAGGCCTCATCTCTCGCATTCTAGGATATACTGAATTTTCTATAGAATTTTTAACTTGCATAGGATACTAGTTGTAATTTTTACCATAATATTCTGCAATATCGTCCGCTATAGACGACCCAGTTAATTCTTCTAGATCAAATCTTTTAGATAAAGCTCTTCGTGCAGCTGCCGCTTGCCTTGGAGACACTACTGCACTTATCGCATCTGGAACTTCTTTAGTGAGATTATTTTTTATTGAGTTATTTGTTGTGCGCGTCCCAAGATTTCCAACCCCACTAACTAAAGTAAGTAAATCAAATTCCGGGAATGTTAATTCAAGCCCTGGTTCCACAGGAGGTCCACCTGCCCCATATGGATATCTAGACATGAACTAAGCAATTCTCTTATTATACGCATCTCTTGCACCAATATTACTACGAACGTTTACATTTGGGGTAGTAACATCCAGCTCAGATGCACCAATGGCACTAGGATCTACATTGTATACAACACCTCCACGTTCTATCTACTCTGAATCTTTACCTGGATCAAGCTTAGGCATATCCTTACCTTTACTCAATTTAGGAATAATCAACTGCGGATATTGTGGAGCATAATCACCATATAATGAAGGAGCATTCATTACACTGGCCACAAAATCCTCCTTACCTTTATCTATAAGTTTATTTATAGGAGGTAACGCAGATTCTTTTTTATGACCGTAAGCTATAGCATTATTTTCAAATATATCCCAAATACGTTTTCGGTCATCCATTTGCTTCTACAAACTCGGCATTCTAGGGCCTTTTGACGGACTATCTTTACCACTCCAAGATGACAGTGATTCTGGAACAGTATTATTTAAAGGATATTGTGTTGTATAATTAGATGGCATCCACATAGGGATTTCTTGTGGGCTTACTGTATCCCAATACGTCTTCTTCTTTTGCGGAAATAAAAACGGATCTCTCCGTAGCATCTCTTGTTCTTTAAGACGCCTATCTCTTAGACCGCGATTATTCTTATCATTTATTCCGGCGTTTACTTCGTTTATAGCAGCATTGTAATCACCTTTATTCCAATAACCCATAAATCGGGTTGTATCTTTAAATCCAGCCGGATAATTATAATAATAAGAAAGTAATGCGGATTTAGAACCATTAGACAAGTTGTCCCAGTTTTTTATTCTTTTTCTAACTTCAACTTCTCTTTTACGTGCCTCTAACAATAACCTGCGGTCTGCTTCTGCCCTACTTATTCTACCCTTCTTTACTAGCTCAGGATCTGTAAAACCATATCCTATTGTGGGTATGCCATTTCCGTCTAAATATGTATGCTCGCGAAATCCTTCAAACTATTTTAATAGTTCTAAAGCTTCGTTTATATAATCTTCACCCATATTTATATCCTCCGTCTATTCTGTTACCGATTATATTAGCTACAATGTTTGTCAAGAAATCACCAGTATCATCTCTCCTGATATGTCTGAGGATTTCTTTTAACAATTCGTTATTCTCTCTAGTAAGCTTCAGAAGCTCTTGTTCTTCTGTATATGTCATACTTCTTTACGATAAGAGTTCCCTTGATATCCATACAGATAGACATACCGGCTAGTATTAATCTCTTTGAAAGGACTGTACATCTTAGAGTATTTAGACTTTATCTCAATTCTATTAAGTGTGTTTTTCATAATTATTTCTCTCCACTAGTTTTGTTACGTAGAGCATAGCGCCCTTTTACTTTTTCTCTCTCTAAAGCAGCATCGTCTTTTTGCTTTTGTAATGCCATCTCATGCTTCATCTTTTCCCGCTCAAGATCAATCTTTTTATCTTCGATATCCTTCTTATATTTCATCTCGCGGTTCTTAACAAATTCTCCAGAACGTATCTTCTGTTGCTCCATAGCAACTTTATACATCTCTTCTGGATCAGGTATACCATTGTTGTTAATATCCTTCTCTTCAGTACCACGATAAGTAGATATCTCGGCTACAGCAATCTTAGTCTGATTATCAGCATCAATCTTATAACGCTCAAGATCCATTTTGGCCTCTTCAAGCGTAAGCTCTTGCTGACGCATTTCATTCTGCATTTGCTGTATTTGTATTGCTTGTTCTTGTTCGGCTTGCTGCTGTTGCTGCATCTGCTCTTCTTGACGCTGCTACATCTCCTTAAGCTTCTGTTTGATAATATTGAAGTTATCATTAGTAAGTACCTCTGCAGCTTCAAGTAATGATGCACCGTTTTGCATAGCGGGTTGTATGAGCTGTTGTAACTTCTATATATTTTCAAGATCTCTAGAAGCATCGCTTACGAATACATCCATATCTTCATAGTAGAAATCATCGGCAATATCTAAGAATGTACGTTCCCCATTATCAAATATATACGAGAGCTTCTTTTTACCAGTCTGCTCCCAAGCTCCCTTTGCAGTGTTGAGTAGCATTGTGAGAGCATGACGTTTGCACTGGTTATGAACCCAGAACAAAGGTTCAGTAATATGTGAAGATTGTACTACAGAACGTTCGACATTTCCTACAAGCTCGTTTTGGCTTATAGCACCTTCGCGTTGAGCTGTGATACCAGATATTGTGCCAGCGAGTTCTTCTATCTTATTCATCAGTTCTATATATTGACTGATGACATTCGACATAGTAAGATCTACTGATCCAAACTGGTTAAATGACGATGCTCTAGATCCGCTTGGATCACTTGGGTTACCCTCATATGGATTTACAAAGTTTACACCAACTGAAGATAGGTAGTGCATCCATCTTTCTGGGGTTATACCCATTGATTTAGGTATTTGAGTTACGTCCATGTTTATAATCTTACCTTTATCCCTTGCGATAGCTAACTCTAGCCTATACCACAATACGATATACATATATTGTAATGGCTTGAGAATACTAACAAGAGACCTCGGTTTGCTATTTGTAGCACTGTATACAGCACCGCAATATGGCAATTTTTGGCTATTAGGATTGTCTATACTTACGTTCTGATAATCTACCGGCTGTATACCAAAATAAAGATCAGAACCGGCTCTATAACCTTCCCAAACCTCTATAATCCAATCTGGAGTAACATCTATTTCTTGACCAGTAGGTACATATGTTTCATCTACAATCTCTACATGTTCCATTCCCTGTTCATCCAAGACCGTGACATACTAAATCTTTTTAAACGATTTCCAACATACGTGCCATACATTTATAGCATGTCGTGTCTTTCCATCAAATTGCGGATTATCATATATATGAAACTCGTAGTGATTGAAATCATCAATGGGATTCTTTTCGCCCATATTTCTTGCAGGAACTCCTGTTAGCATTTCATTAAGCTTATTGAGATCTTTTTCTTCAAGCTTACTGTAATATCTATCATAGATTTCAGCCACAGGCATTCTCATCTTTCT